AATATCATAGACTTAGAAAAAAATCTCAAGTATTATAGAACTATGTTATATAAAAATTCTAAAGCCAATAATCGGGCAACTCTACTACTTCACTAAAGGAAAATCATGGGCAAACCATTTGACGTATCAAAATTCCGCAAGGAAATCACCAAAAGCATTGAAGGCCTTAGCATTGGCTTCAACGATCCCACTGACTGGATCAGCACAGGCAACTTTGCACTCAACTACCTGATCTCGGGCGACTTTAACAAGGGCATTCCTTTGGGCAAGGTCACTGTGTTTGCCGGCGAGTCTGGTGCAGGCAAAAGTTATTTTTGCTCAGGCAACATTATCAAGAACGCACAAGAGCAAGGCATCTTTGTTGTGTTGATCGACAGTGAAAACGCACTGGATGAAGATTGGCTCAAGGCCTTGGGGGTAGACACCAGCGAAGGCAAGTTGTTAAAATTAAGTATGGCCATGATTGATGACGTTGCTAAAACAATCTCAACATTCATGAGTGATTATAAAGCATTACCAGATGGCGAACGTCCCAAGGTCTTGTTTGTGATTGACAGTTTGGGCATGCTGTTGACACCCACAGACGTTAATCAGTTCGATGCAGGTGAAATGAAAGGCGACCTGGGTCGTAAGCCCAAGGCACTTACTGCATTGGTTCGTAACTGTGTAAACATGTTTGGTAGTTACAATGTGGGTCTTGTGTGTACCAACCATACCTACGCATCACAAGACATGTTTGATCCCGACGATAAGATCTCGGGCGGTCAAGGCTTTATCTATGCGTCTAGTATCGTGGTAGCCATGAAAAAGATGAAATTGAAAGAAGATGAAGACGGCAACAAGATTACCGATGTCATGGGTATCCGTGCCGGTTGTAAAGTAATGAAAACACGCTATGCCAAACCGTTTGAAGGTGTGCAGGTCAAGATTCCTTACGAAACAGGTATGAATCCTTACTCAGGCATGGTAGACATGGCCGAGAAGCGTGGCCTACTGAAAAAAGAAGGCAACAGCCTGGTGTTTGTCACTAGTGATGGCGAAGTAATCAAACAGTTCCGTAAAAAGTGGGAAGCCAACGAAGGTGGTTGCCTAGATAAACTTATGGTTGATTTTAATAATCAAAAAACGGTAAGTACTGAAGACACAGCCACGGAGGAATAACAATGTCAGTAGAACTAGCAAAAGAAATTTGGGACGAAGTCAAACGGTACGTGAACACTGTAGATCGGGATGAAGCAGCAGAAACCCTTGTATCAGTCCTGATTGACAACGATGTTAACGCAGACGAAATTAAATCAACCTTCAAGACCGATACCGAAGTAAAACGTGCCTTGACCAGTTATCTTAAAGATCACGAAGACGACGAAGAGTTGCCGGAAGATGACGACGAGGACGAGGATTATTAATGTGGTATAGCAAGGTTGTGTCTAATTTAGGCGCTATTCCAGATTTTATTGCTTACTACGAGCAGGAACTTGATCAAGCCAAACACGACTGCAAAATAGGTGGTTTAGTAGAAAAAAACATCACAGCCTTGCCTGGTATAACCGAACATAGATTTAATCAACTACAAGAAATTGAAGCCATTTTAAATCATCTCAACATACAGTTGCGGAAGATTCGACGTCGACATTTTCAAAAGTATTTAGAAGGGTATGCTCGTGCATTGACCAGTCGAGATGCTGAAAAATATGTGGATGGTGAAGACGAAGTGATTGATTTCGAAACCATTATCAATGAAGTGGCTTTATTGCGTAATCGTTGGTTGGGTATCATGAAAGCCATGGAATCAAAGAATTTCATGTTAGGACATGTGGTGCGTCTAAGAGCAGCCGGCATGGAAGACATACAGGTATGACATTTACACAACCCGACGATAGTCACAAGCACAGTCTCGAAACGTTAAATCAACTGTATCAATACGACGATTTTATGGCCAGTATCCGAACTGTATTAGATCTTGGATGTGGAAATGGAAGCGATCTAGAATGGTGGGCCACGCGAACCACCAGAGAGGACACTCCGCAACAGTTAAATATTCGTTGCACCGGCATTGATTTGTTCCCAGAATTGGCATTATCCGAACGGCACAACAACGTGTTTTATCAATCCGGTGATTTTGAAAACACAATTCCGTCTACTCCGTCGGGCTTTGATGTGTTGTGGTGCCATGATGCCTTTCAATATGCACATGCCCCTGTGGCAACACTTAGCCGATGGTGGCATCTTGCCAGTCCTGGTGCTATGTTGTATTTGGCCATACCAACTACCCAACGTGTACATCGAAATCAACTGGACTATCATTTACTGTCAGGTTGTTATTATCACCATACCATGGTCAGTCTGATCTACATGTTGGCCACTGCAGGATGGGACTGTGGTACTGGATTTTTTAAACAAATGCCCACTGATAGCTGGATACATGCCGTAGTTTACAAAAGTTCTCATGAACCAATGGACCCCAAAACAACTACCTGGCATCGATTATCTGAGCTGGAATTGCTACCAAAATCGGCTGTAAAAAGCATACAGGCACACAACTATCTTAGACAACAGGACTTGGTCATGCCCTGGGTTGATCATAGCCTAATGAGCATGGCCGTAAAATAACAAAACTTAACACAACCTCATAAACTGGCTATAAATACCCGCATGAAAACTATTGTAGTTGTATCGGGTGGGTTCGATCCTATACATTCCGGACATATTCGATTAATTAAAGAAGCCCGGGCACTGGGGGACCAGTTGATTGTGGGCATCAACAGTGATGAATGGCTAGCCCGCAAAAAAGGCCAGGCTTTTATGCCATGGCAGGAACGCTTGTGCGTTTTGAATAATTTACGTCATGTAGACGAAGTTTATACTTTTGATGACGATGATGGTACAGCATGTAACCTACTGCAACAGGTTCGCGCACACTATCCTGCCGCCCGTATTGTGTTTGCAAATGGTGGTGATCGCACATCAGACAATATTCCAGAAATGATTTTTGATGATATAGAATTTGTGTTTGGTGTAGGTGGAGAAGACAAAGCCAACAGCTCGAGCTGGATACTAGAAGAATGGAAAGCACCTAAAACCACTCGTCCTTGGGGATACTATCGTGTGTTGCACGAAGTACCCGGCATGAAAGTCAAAGAACTCACAGTATTGCCTGGACAACATCTCAGTATGCAACGGCATCAAGACCGTGCAGAGCACTGGCATGTATCTTCTGGCACAGCAACAGTTTATACTATCAATAGAAAAAGCGATCAAGAATTACTAGGTACATTTGGTCAACATCAACATATACATATCAATCGCCATGAATGGCATCAATTGTGCAACGAAACCGATCAACCTTTAAAAATTGTAGAAATACAATATGGTCCTAACTGTACAGAAGAGGACATAGAACGCCAATGACTCCCATTCCGGTATTCGTAGGATACGATCCTAGAGAAGCTATTGCGTTTCATACGTGTGTAAACAGTATTATACGACATGCTAGCCGACCAGTGGCTATCATGCCTATTGCCTTAAACTTATTTCAGGATTACAAAGAAACGCACACAGATGGATCAAATCATTTTATCTATACTAGATTCTTAGTCCCACACTTAATGAGCTACACAGGTTGGGCGATATTCATCGATGGTGACATGATTGTACGTGATGACATTGTAAAATTATGGAATCTACAGGAAAGCCATGTGGACGTTATGGTGGTCAAGCATAACTATAAAACCAAGATGAAGGAAAAGTATCTTGGGTCTAAAAATGAAGATTATCCCAGAAAAAATTGGTCCAGTGTAATTTTATGGAATTGTGGTAATCATCCCAATCGGCGCCTTACTCCGGAATTTGTTCAGAATGCAACCGGTGCATATCTGCATCGATTCAGTTGGTTGGATGATGAACGTATTGGAGAATTACCCCCAGAATGGAATTGGTTGCCGGATGAGTATGGCGCAAATTCAGATGCAAAGTTATTGCACTATACTTTAGGTACACCTTGTTTTCATGAATTCGCAGATACACCCCAAGCAGACGAATGGCATAAAGAACGCATGTATACTGAGTACTGTCAGCAGAGAGGCATGATATGATACTACCGGTGGCGTTGGTAAATCGGTGGCCTGGTGACGAATATAAAAAACAACATAACACGATAGAAGGTGCATTGAAACACAATGTATCTGACCTGCTTGCATTATACTATGATGTAAAAATATTAAAAGAAGTAGAAAAATGTTGGGAAGTCGACCCAGATAACATGTTGACCAAAGAAGGCAAGTATGATCTCAAACGCAATGGCTCTAATGCGCTAGACAAGAGATTCACTGCTGATATTATTAAAAAAGATGAACAATTTAATCGTTGCCTAAAATTTTCAGACTATCCAGCAATGATTATGGCAGCATACCCAGAAAGTCGATTTGTTAATCGGGATCGTTTTTGGACCGAAGCCCAAGATATCTGCACCGATCCGGTGTTGTTGCGCGGCATCAGTTCTGGAAAGATTGCTAACCATGTGCGTGAACTAGGGCAAGATTACTATTTTATCGAAACAGGATACCTTGGCAATTATCGTTGTGAAAACAATCTAACCGGCAGGAAAATTTATCATCGCATAGTAAAAAATGCCATGCAACATTCGACTATCATGGACGTACCAGATGACCGCTGGCAACAATTGGTAAAGTTTAATCCTAATATGGAATACAAAGGATGGAAAAGATCTGGTTCTAAGATCCTTGTGGTGTTACCCACAGAAAAACCTTTTCAATACTACGGCCATAATCGAGAAAAATGGATCCAAAAAGTTGAAAAAACAATTAAAAAACACAGTGACAGACCAATTGTCTGGAGAGAAAAGGCCAGTCGCGGAGTAAGAACAAATGAAACAATATACAACGCCTTGGACGACGACATCTTTGCACTGGTTACATATAACAGTATTGCTACAGTAGAAGCTATACAATATGGAATACCAGCATTTGGGCTAGCTCCTACTGCCGCAGATCCAGTTTGTAGTAACGATCTCAAACTAATTGAAAGTCCTGTCATGCCCGATGAGGATGTAGTGTACAAATGGCTGTGTTCGATTGCCTATAGTCAATTTAGTCTAGATGAAATAATAACAGGTCAAGCCTGGAAAATGGTATTAGAAAATGCACAACGATCATCGATTAATTATTAAAAGCTACTTGAGCAGTCTGCCCAAGCACATCAACGGCGCAGAAAAAATCAATGCTTTAACTTATTTTGCAGAAGGGGCTGCCAAGTGTGGCGATTTTGCATTGGTTACCAATTCACAAACTTATGAAACTTGTGATGTTGGTGCCATAATTGGCAATGCATTTGATGCCAATCCCAGCAAGGTCAAGCTGGCGCACTATCAAGTTCGAAAAATGGTCATGGACACGCAACGTTTACACAATCGATATTGGTTAAGCATTGACAGTAATGTATTCATTTACAAGGATGCCGCCAACCCGCACAAATATTTGCGTTACAGTTTTAATGGTGTATTTCCAGCAACTGGGATATATTGCAATGAAGCTCCTGGCGATGAAAACTGGAACAACATGCGTCGTGATTACAACATGGATCTAAAGCCCTGGCGCACAACGGGCAATCATATTTTAGTTTGTCTACAACGACCATTGGGATGGAGTATGCGCGGTACAGATTTAATGAAGTGGCTCAAGAGAACACTAGGGCAAATTAGGGCACACAGCGACCGCCCAATATTAGTAAGATGGCATCCAGGTGACTGGAAGGCGTTTCCCAATTACCAATCCACCCTTAACAATTTTGGTGTTACTGTAAGTCCGCAAGGACGTCATATCACCGAAGACTTGATCAACTGTTGGGCCTTGGTATGTCATAATAGTACGCCTAGTGCAGTGGCACCCATAGAAGGAATTCCAGCATTTATTACAGATGCTCCTAGTTACAGCCAAGGTGGTGACATTGCTAATACCGATTTAAGTCTGATAGAAACACCCAACACGCCTGATCGCGAGCAATGGATTAGAAAACTAGCCCAATGCCATTGGAGCTTTGAAGATCTAAGATCAGGACGTTGTTGGGCTCACATGCGCAACTGGGTCAAAACTTCTTAGCTCGGTCAACTGCGTACGATAGTCCGAGATACCAAAATCAAATTCATGTCTGGTATCAACTAAAATTTTGTTTACATCTTTTGGTCCGTGAGTTCTAACTATGGTCTTGTCAAGCTCATAAACTTCATTGATCAAGCACAACAACTCATACTTGTTGATATTGACAGAGTTGTTGACCACATGATATATGCCGGCGATACAAGGATTCTTCACATAACGATCAATACATTTGGCCAATTGTAGTGTGGTGATACCATTCCACCAAGCATTGTCCCATCCTGGCAACTGGTCGGCTGGATTTTTTCTAACCCAATCAAGCAGGCCGGTTCCGTTCTTTAGTTCTTGCCCAATAATACTCATGCGAAAGGTGATGTCTTTGCTGTTGTTGACCTCGCCTAGACTTTTACTACGCCCATACGCATTGATTTCAGTGTGAGTGTCAGTTTCGACGTAGTTTCCCTTGGAACCGTCAAACACACAGTCGGTACTTAAATGAATCAACCTGGTTTGGGTATCTTGTAACCTATATTCAACATAGTGTGGAAACCATGAATTGATTATACTGGCACGGTCAGGTCTCTGTATGCAAGGTTGAACCAACAAGCCAATGCAGTTTACAACAAAGTCGGTTTCAAGTTGATCAAAAAATGCTATAACCGAAACAGGATGCTCCACATCCAGTCTGGTTCGATCCACTGCATCAACTTCATGTCCTTGCTGACCAAGATAACTGGCCACAACATGTCCAGCCATACCATTGGCACCCAGCACTGTTATTCGCATAAGAATCCGCCTTTGATCAACATGTCTTTGATTTGATCATGGTCCATTAATACTGTGCGTGAACTAAATTCAGGATAAGCAAATGCTGGCAACTGTTTGTATTTGTTTTGAAGTTCTTGCGAGCATTTGGTGGGCAGTATCACATAGTAGTTTTTATCGAAGCAATAGCTTAACACAGCTTCGTGTTTGCTGATCAGCATTTCGTCTAGTTTTTCACCCGGCTTGCTGCCAATCTCTTTGATGTCTACTGTGCCATACTTGTCCATGAGCACCCGGGCCACATCACGTATGTAACAAGCAGGCATGTTCATAACAAATGTTTCGCCGCCAATGCTGGCTTCTGCTGCCTTGAACAACAACATGATGGCTTCCTCCAAAGTCAAAAAGAAACGAGTCATTTCTAGATCAGTAATAGTAATAGGTCCACCAGCTTGGATCTGTTCAATGAAGTAAGGAATTACACTTCCATTGGAACCCATGACATTGCCACCTCGAATACAAACAAATTTTGTATGAGCACTCAGATCGTTTGCTTGAATAATTAACTTTTCGCCCACGCTTTTGGTCATACCATACAAGTTCAACGGTTCAACTGCTTTGTCTGTGCTGACATCAATTACTTTGGCAACATGATTTTCAATTGCTGCATTGACAATGTTGGTAGTGCCTGTGATATTTGTCTTGATAGCTTCTTGTGGGTGGTCTTCGCAAATAGGTACATGTTTAAGTGCAGCCAGGTGGAATATGACATCAACGCTCTTGGTTGCAAACCGAACACTTTCATAATCACGTACATCGCCGATTACAAACTTTAGTCTTGGATCGTGGAACCGTCGTTGCATCAATACCTGTTGCAGTTCACCACGACTAAAACAAATAATTTCTTTTGGATCATAATGCTTGAGTAACATAGCAACCAGTGTCTGTCCCCATGAGCCAGTTGCACCCGAAATGAAGATGCGCTTGTTGTCAAACATACGATTCTTTTGTATGTGTAGCACTGTTAGGCCATTAATTTTTCTATGATTAGGCACGGCATTTGTTCTGGATATTGTACAGTTACCACCTAGTGTATCGACTAAGTCGATCATAAACTTGTCACTGCGACAAAGATGTCCGGCTGTAGCCCATTTTGGATCTGGATCTGCTCCATTGTCTTCAACTCCGTCGGCCCAAACATACTCTAAAGCAAATGTTCCTGTGGGTGCTAAACTACGAATTGCATGTTTGAGTTCGTTGACTAATGATTCGGTAACAACATGCTGAACAACATTATGGCAAATGATCAAATCAAAGTAATTGGTGGGCAAAGATTCAACATTGTCGATATGATACACTGACTCACATATAGGACGAACACGATCTAGAGCAGAGTCGCTGATATCCAGCACACTGATCTTGGCTATTTCTGCAAAGCCCGTGG